CCCCCGGAACGACGAATGGCCGGAACACTGCAAAATCCGGCGTGCCGCAAAAATGGTCACACAAAAACAAAGATAAAGGGAGCCGAAACGTTTTGAACGGCTCCCTTTTAGTATTCATACTCCATATACAGGCACATACGACTCCCCGCATGCACGCTCCATGCGCCCGAACGGCAACACCGGCAGGTATGGGACGAAAACAGGAAGGAAGACGACCCTGCGTATTCACTCCGAAAAGCGGATCAAAAGTTGCGGCAGGTATTTGGAGCGAAAAAAATTTTGTTTATCTTTGCACCACAAAAACCGCCCGATGCTCTGTTCGTCTAACGGTTAGGACGACAGATTCTCAGTCTGTAAATAAGGGTTCGATTCCCTTACAGAGTACGAATTAGCTTTGATTATCAGCTCATTGTTGTTACACAGGGAGCTAAATGGGGAGTAAAAAAAGGGAATCGATATCGATTCCCTTTTACTTTAACGTCTATGTAGGATGCCCTAAAATACGATCAGATTATACTGCACGCCCACCCCCACATACGGTTTTACCCCCTCTGGCGTTAAAGCTGCCCCGGCGCTCACGCCGATCCCCCAGCGTTTCGGCCTGCCGGGAACCCCGACCCGCTGGATAACGGTTTGTGTAACCGTCCGGGGATAGGCTTCGATACTGTTTGCCTGCACATTGTAGCCCTCTACCTCCATACGATAGGTCGAATCGTCGGTAAACAGGTAACGACCGATCGGAATAGGAAGGTGAATAGGTTTCCCGTCTGCTGTATCGTGGATGGTGTCATACCGAACGATATGCACGTATTTCGGTACCGGCACCGTATCTCTGATCGTGTCGAGACGCACGACTGGCGGCAAAGTATCGTACTGTACGATCTTAACCGGGTCGAAATTCTTTGTCCAGCGCCCCAGCAGGAATACGACGACCAGTACTGCAATTACGATCAAAGTATTTTTCATTTTTTGTGCTTTAAGAATCGTTCCCACGCCTGGTTATAGTCTGCGGCAGAAACTGTCGTCCCTGTTTCGACTTTAATCATCGCGCGCACGATAGGCTCCATCACCGAACGATTGGTTGTCGTCAGGCGGCTGGTGCGCGGCACCCCGGAAAGGTTCGACACCGTGGAAATGTAACTCTCCGTATCGTTCCCGTCTTCGGGAGGCGCCCACCGCCGGATCATCTTCTCGATAGTATCACAACCGTACAGAAGGCGATAATTATTGAGCAGGTGGTAGATTGCACGAATGCCCCAGGCCATCGTTTCGAAGGTCTTGAAACTTTTATCCGGCCCGGCCACCTCTCCCCGCCACACCGATCCGTCTTTGCGGATATTGCCGGGATTGTTGTTGCGAATGCCTCTTGCGTTACTCATTTGAAATCAGTTTATCGTTACTTCCGAATGGAGGTTTGCGATCAAGGCAACTTGTATTATCGCATCTGAGTATTTTGGCAACAGCCTCAGATGTTCGGGTGTGATCCAAATCGTCCCGAACTCCTGACCGATCTCGAATAACCTCTTCAATCTTTTTGTCTTTAGATTCCAAGTCGTCCTTGAGTTCTTTTACTCGTTGTTTACGCTCTTCGGCTATTTCTTGCCACTGATCGATCAACTTGGTTACGTTATCCAGAAAAGCCGCTGTTTTTTTCTCTTTAAGCGTAACTAAGGTAACCAATCCCCCGTTGCTGATTAGTACCGTAAGGACAGTTACGATAATTGTTGTCCAATCCATACCTGCGTTGTTGTTTTTTATTGGCCGGGCCCGGCGGCCCCGCCGCCGGGTTCTGCCGCCGAATAATTATCCGATCATCACGATGACCCACATAACCAGCGCCCCGGCCATCACGGGCACAAAGTCTTTCCAGAACTTCGGCTCAACGTAGTTACCGTTTTTGTCCTTGTATTCCTTACCGGAGGTTTGTTTGATCCCGGCCCACGCAATCGCTACGATCAGCGCAGGAAAGAACGAGAACATGCCCATGTTCAGGATTACTCCGCAGATTGTAGTCACCACCATCCCGATGATGATCTGCCAAAGGTTTGATTTTGTCATTGTAGTTTGGTTTTAGAGATTACTTTTTCGTTTTGGCCGCCGGTTTCTCCGGAGCTTCCGGCTCGGGCTGCTTCACCAGCTCATCGAGCATCATGCGCTCGGAGGTGGTGAGTTTGTTTTCCTCCCAGAGCGCATCGGCCCCGGCCTCCGAAAGAAACGGCTTGAGTTCGACATCCGACGTGTCCACCTTGTTCATATCGTCGAGGAATGAAGCGACAGCGGCTTTGTCGTTACCTTCGGCAATCCTTCCGGTGTTCGGGTCGATCTCGATTCCGTACTTCTTCATTGCCGTGCGCATCTTCTCGTCGCGCATTTCGAGGTTGTATTTGGCAACCTTCATCACCTCGAGCAACCCTTTGCGCTCATCGTGAGAAATGCTGCCGGAACTGATTTTGCCCAAAAGCTGGGTCAGTGCTACAAGTTCGATCTTTTTCATTGCTGATTAATTTTTGGTTGCAGGATTGAAGTTGTCAGCGGCATACGTCCGTTTACAGGCCACGTGATCCCATTCGGTAGTTTTGCTGTTGTCAAGCGCCTTAATGTTCCCTGCGACACTCAACTCGCCATTGATTCGCAAGTTGGCCCCTGTTGCCAATGCGCGCTGTACACGTTTGAGGAACCGCGCATCTCTTTTCTGTCGGAAGTAATTGATAATCTTTTTCATCTTTTTGAGTTTTTAGGGTTACGCTTCGATTACTGATTCAGGCTGTTCGGTCATCGTCAGCGCGATGGCGTCCATCTTCTGCATGAACGGAGTGAGGATCGCCTGCGCCTGCGAGAAGTACTCCACATCCGCGCTGATCTGCATCTTGCCGTCCGCGTACTGGTTGAACGACGCTTTGACTTCTCCGTTCTCGGTGATCTGGCCGCCCGTGTAGGAAGCGACCACGGCATTGGTCATCGTTACCTCCGCCGAAACTTCGGCCGAACCTACGCTTGCCTTGATAAGCCGCTGAATCGTTTGTGCGGTGATCTTGTTCTCGTTGATAATTGCATTTACTGTTGACATAATTGAAAGATTTTATTGATTGATAACAAATTAGATGTTCCTTGCCTGTATCTGGAAGGTTCCGGTCTGGTCGAGCAGTTCGCCGAATCCGAGTTTGATGTATGAGTTCACAACGCCGGTCGGATAATTGTCCAACTGAAAGTCCCCGTTATGCCATGCGAATTGCTCGATTTCCAGCACATAGTCCCGGCTTTCCCCGGCAGCCAGAACGATCATCGAAACCCTGTTTCCCGTTGTGGCATCCAATACGAGGGGCGTCCCTTTTTCGACCGTCCCCCAGAATGATACCACCTCTACTTCTTGCAGCGTGGTGTATCTTACTTCGTGTTCTGCGATATTGGTGATCGTTACCTTGACATACGCATACTGAGTACCGTGGAACAGCAACGGAGAGGATGTAAAGTTGCTGAACGGATAGAAAGTGTATTTTGCGCCGTCGGTGTTTATCCCGGTCATCTTGGCCGAAATCAGGATCGAGTTGAAGATATTGAGCGGAACCGGATTTATGAACGTGCTGTTGTGATACACCACCAGCGGATCGACTTCTAGATCGCTGATGTTCCATTCGTCCTGATTCGTCCATGTGGACTTCTTTTTGCTCAGCACGAAAAGCATGTATTTGTGGTGCGTTCCTGCTCCGATTTCGAAGAAGTCCACGGTAATACTATTGCCGCCCTCGCCGATGGTCTTGTCGCAAGTGATTAATTTACCCTCGGTAGCGGTCAATGAGGTAAGCAAGGCAAAACCCCAGTAATAGTATTGAATCCCTTTCATGTTCAGCGCCGAAACATTCGTCTTGCTGCTTGCTGGGATCTGCTCGAAGGTGAACGTGCGGGAGGTATAACCCGTATCGGACATATTGACGCTGACGGTTCCCGTACAACCCGAACTGAGGCAGGGCCGCGCGGTGTGCTCGTAACCGCCGAAGTCGTGAAGGTTATACGGACTGAGCCGTCCGCCGGTGGGTTTGTCCCGCGTCCAGTTCAAGGATGTATCCACGGGTAGGGTCAGTGCCGGGATATTGATCCCAAAATTCTGTTTTACATTGGCCGGCCAGTCGGTATCCGGATCGTGATAGGAACCTGAATCGACAGGTTTATAATAGGAAAACATATTGACCTTATCCGAACAACATAGCACTTTTATGTTCGACGAGGATTCGCCGAGCGCGCGTTGTACGTCAATAATGGGATCTGGTTTCTTTGGTAGTGCCATAGTTTTATTGATATGCTGTTACGCCGCCCGTAGCGACAAGGTTGCCGTTCACGCGCAGCGCGCCGTTGTATACGTCGATGGTTATTCCGCCAAGTACGAGCTTGGTGGCAGTGACGGTACCGGCAGCGGTAATGTTCTTTGCCGCCCAGTCAACGGTCGAAATGTTAGAATTGCTGGAATCGTAGATTCTATACGCACCTTTACCATCATTCCTATACACTGGGGTGTCGTTGGGAGTTACAATGCGGGTTTTCTTGGCACTATTTCCAACGACTACGCACACGCCGTCACCGGCTACATCAAGTAACCCAACAACGCTCCTACCGGCAGCATCCCTTACAGAAACTCCGTCTTTAAATTGGAAGTCTCCCGTAATCATTTTATTACCTGACAACGGCAGGTAATTGTCCGGATTAAAATTACCGGAATCGTAAATCATGTAGTTTTCAGCAACTCCGCCTGCCCCCCTGTATATTGAAGCCGGAGAAACCAAAATCAAACGTCTACTTCCTGTCCCGATAGCCGTAACATATCTTGCATTAGGTGTATCATATAACACACCGGCAATATTACCCCCATCGGAACCCCTTAGAGACCTGCCATTCGATCCAAAGGCGATATCCCCCGTCATCGTACCGCCGGAAAGTAGTAGGTAATTCCCCGGATTTAAGTTGCCGGAATCCCAAATTTGTCTCCAAGTTCCCCAATTCACACCATCTCTTCCTCTTGTCCACCACTTTTCACCTGCATAGCAAAACTGTTTTCTGAAATCAGTGTTATTGCCGTAAGCAATAGTAAACCCGTTAGACCAACTATTTTGGACAGGTGAGTTTGTAGCATTATAAGCTCCGACGAAAAAGGCATTGTTCGGGGCATTGTTCAAATCTGATAACTGATCGGCACTGAACCCGAACTTATCATCCGGATTGAAGTTGCCGGTAGTCCATATTTCAGCCCACGCCGTTTTTGCAGTCGGTGATGTACCGCCCCCTCGAACAAACCAGCGGTTAGAATTAAAAGAACCGTATATTTGGTTAGCGGATTTATAGGCTGCTGTACCATAAAATAGCGTACCGGCCTGTTGTATTGGATAGTGTCTTTCAGCAGTAGCGGTGGTATTTGCCCTGCATGCCATTATTCCTTGTCCATTGACGGTGTCGAGATCGACATCCGGTTCTTGATCAGCACGCGTGAAAGACGAGGCATGCAAATTGTCCACCATGTCGGCATTGCCTCCGTTAGCAGGAAGTGCCGTAGGTCGGTCAGTAATATCAACCCACAGGTGAGTGTGTACCTTGTTCGCGTATGTGTTCGCCAGCTTTCCAGTCAAATAGGTTTTGTCGATGGCTCCGAGAAACGAAGCGGAGATCGTGAACGGATAACCGTCCGGGGTGATCGCGCCGGTCAGGGCCTGTTTGAGCAGGTCGTAATCCAATCCTCCGCCACCGCCGCCCGAAGATGGGCCGGTAGCATAAGCGCTGATGCCTGCAACGCTGAGAAAGTCCAGCTTTGCCGAGATCACCCGCACACCGTTTACCGTTTTTAGCTCGAAGGCTTCATCCCAAACGGACTTATCCAGCTTGGACGAGGGATTGAAGTTGCTGGAATCGTAGATTCTATACTGCGTACTGCCATTATCCCGGTAAAGATCGACAGATGAATAAAGCACCATTCTTCTGTTTCCTGAACCGACGGCGGTAAAGAATGTCCCGTCACCCGTATTTAACAGGCCGATCACGTTGGAATGGCTTGCAGTGTTATCCCGGATTGCTAAACCTCCGCCGAGATAAACATCGCCTGCCAGAACACCCCCGCTCAAAGCCAGCGCCCCGACTTCGGCGGCGGTATAGGTCGGCTTCGAGGCCGCTTTAGCCCACGGGTACACGTCAGAGGCCGGAAGAGACGTAGGTGCACCGGACACGTCCGCCCACCGGGTCGGGTAATACTCCGGTTTTCCGGTGATCTGATCCCACGACGAAGCCCCGGCGATGGACGAGACCGGCACGTTTACAAAATGCGTCCCGTTGTACTTGAGAATGTCCCCGGAGGCAAGATTAGTCACTGCTACGTCCACCAGATCGACCAACGCACCGGAGAACCCGCCGGAGAGGGTGCCGTCCGCATAGGCTGTGATTCCTTTGAGCCCGAGAATATCGTACTTGACTTTCAGCGCCGGTGTGCCGTCCACTGTGACCACTTCGAATACGGCATCCCATGTTGGCTTAGGCAGATAGTTGCCCGCTACAACGTCATCGGTCAGATCGGAGAGTTTCGTTGGCCGGCCCGTCACCAATTCCCAACTCGTCGGGTAAACCGTAGGCTTACCGGAAAGGTTGGCCCAGGTCAGATAACTTGAAATATCGCTTGCCTTGAGGTAGCTGTTTGCGGTCAGGTATTGTGCAAGGGCCGCAGTATCGAGACCGACCAGATCGGCGAGCGGCTTTGCAGACCAATGTGTAGCCCCGGCCAGTTGTACCATCACCCGGTCGGCGGCAGGTACCTCGTCGGCCCACTGCCCGACGTTGACCAACTCTCCGAGGGAACCGGATGCACCGCCCCCGGAGGTGGAACCCAGGCCGTAAGCGCTGATGCCTTTGTCGGAGACAATGGAATGTTTAGTACGAATAATCCAACTATCCTTGTCTGATTTGTCCTCTGTAGTGTCTAGTGATTTATCCCAATAGAATTTATCATCCAACATATCGGCGCTAATCCTTTTGGCTTCACTCCACTCGGGGTTGTCAATTAACAGATTAGAACCAGCCAAATCGTCCGAGGTGGCCACACCAAGCTCATTTACCCTCTTGGTATTCGCTGCATTATCGGTCCATAAAAGAGTATCCCTATTCCCTCCTGTACTGATATTGGACGATCCGCCTGAAACAGCACCTCCTGTTATTACGTAATCGTCGGTGGAATATGGTTCCACTTCGATAAATTCACCTGTCAGCGTCTCTTTGGTTACATCGTATGTGCCACCGTTGATAACGTACTTCTCGTTATCGATAACTAGAATTTTGGAAAAATCCTGACCGTCAAACAGGATAGTTCCGGTCATAATCTTTCTGGCCTTCTTGCCGTGATGAGCCAAACCACGTCCAACAAGCTCCAAAAGATTGTATTTGTTTTCCGGGAATGCAGACCTATACCAATCTGTTAACGGCGTGTGGTAATCGTCATTGTCATGAAGTCCTCCTGCAAAAGCAAGGTATCCCCCACTACTATCGGGAATTTGACCATACGTGAAATCGAATGACTGTTTTACGTTATTGGATTCGTTTATAGTTATTTTGGATTCCTGACCACTAATATCCTCTTTCTCATCCTTGAAATACATCTTGATATTGTCGATTCGCATAGAGAATGAACCGAGCAATGTTCCTGTGTATGATGTTCCCCACCTGTAGATAGTAAAAATAAGATCGCCATTTTCTGGAATACTTTTAACAACTATGTCCAACTGTGTCTTATCCTCTTGGAAAGATTCAGCTGTTAACGGGTCAGGTGTTTCAGGTAAACTTAGTTCAATGCGATAATCCTGATTACTACTGTCGTACGGCTCCCATGTGTTGTTCTTGCATATTAAAATTGATCCATCCTCTTTTTTAGGAATATATTGCAGTAAAAATTAAGATGATATGTATTATAGTTAAATCCATAATGGCGAGAAATAACGTATCCTATTCCTTCGTAATATTCTACTTCAAATAATTCATTAAATGTATCAATGTTTATATGTAAGGGTGTACTTGACTTTTTACATACAAATGATGTACTTATGCTTGAATTAGGGTATTCCGTTTTATTATCGGAATTTATAAGCATAGACGTATCAGGAATCTTATCAAAAATATAAGCCCCTGTATCTTGATTAAATGATGTATTGTAATATAATTCGTCTGGGTTATTAAATAGTATTCCATTGGATGTATTGGCTTCACTCTGATCCCACCCTTTAATGGTATACAGCCGTTCGCCCGGACGAGAAAAATCCTTGTTGTTTAGTTTGATAAATTCATATTTATCTCTGTTCGGCATTTTATTGAAGAAATTATCTATCTTCAAATAATCCTGTTCCAATTGTTCTTCACGCCATGCCGGAGAAAAATCCACTCGCTGCGATCTATCGATAAATGTGGGAGTGTAATTTCCGCCTAATTCCACTTCATTGGCTATGTCGTGTAGCGTGTAGTTGTCATTGATGTATCTTAGTTGGAGCCCACATCCGGACAACACTTCTTCAAGAACCTCAAGCCAAGTTTTATCTTTAAGTCCTAAGGTTTGAATGTAAGCATCGGTTATTGGTTTGTTCCCCGAAAAGATATTTACTCGATTATCTAAGCTAAATTGAGCTTGGATTTTGTCGAAAGCTTTGGTTAATAGCTGTTCAATAGACACAAAGTCGTAATCAAACCAATCGTAGTCTATCTCTGAAAGGTATCCGATATTATCCCTGGCTACTAAGTTTATGGTAGATCGGTATTGCAAATCCTGTCCGAAACTGTCCGGTGTAATGTAGCCGCTCCATAGGCGCACACCATTCCGTAAAAGGAAAACACGGAAACCGAAAGCGTCAGAAGTAAAAAATTGAGTGTAATCGAATTGATCTTTATCGATAATATTAATACTCAGATAGCTTTTAATGACAGGGCGGTATACCTCATCCCCCTCCCCTTCCAAAGTAATGGAGAACGGCGAACTACTAAACTCTTCAAGTTCCATAGCTGTTCCGGAGAAATCTTTTTTATAGATTTCAAGCCGGTAAACATTCTCCGTTCTTAAAGCGGTTATTTCCTTGTATGCAAATAAACCGTACATATTTATCGGGATTTGTTTTTCAGGTACTTGTCGCTTGCCAAAACAATATCTTGACCGGATATACGCCCGGTAACATTAACGTCAACAGATTGAGCCCTGTAGGACGCATAGCCATATTGACTTGACGCTCCGGAATAACTTCCACCACCGGAGAAAGACGTATTAGAGGAATAGCTTGAATTTCCTGAACTGCCTCCTGATGATGCTATCGCAGACAGACCAGCTCGTGCAGCCACACCAATACCAACCAAGATAGCTCCAGCGGCTATAGCACTAATACCATTAAAACCAAATAATGACTTTTTTAAGCTCTCAATTGCTTCGCCTGTAGTCATAATAATTGTTCCGGCTGTAATAGCCGTATCTGCCAGAGGTTTAAGCAGGCTTGCTATTGCCTGTCCTGCGTCCATGTCGGATATTCCAGCCAATCCGTCAGCAAGAGCCTGAAAGCTGCTAACCATTGTGTTGGTTATTGTTTGATGAATGGAGTTAGCGACTTGATCCACTTCTGCGGCCTGTTCTTTGAATTGCTTTATCTTGTCTTTATATAGTGTTGGATCAAATGAATAAGACGCTAAATTTTTCTCCAGTTTGTTTTTTTCTTCTACTCTTTTGAGCCAAAATGAACCTCCGGTTCCTTTGGTCGAATATCCGGATGCAATATCACCTTTCAGGGCTTCATCTCTCTTTTCTTTATCTTTTTCGGTAACCTCTAGTAATGCTTTGGCGGCCTCTAATTCCTCTTTCTTAGCGGCGGCCATATCGCGGACAGACTGTATGTTAGTAGAGTTATACAGCTTCTCCTGTGCTTCGATTTGTTGGTTGATGTAGTCGATGGAGCCTTTGACCACTGTATTGGTAGAGGTCATCAACTCCAATCTCTTTTTGAGGGACTCTATCTCGATTGTGTAAGCTGCCCTTTTTTCAGGGTTAGCCTCCTGTGCTCGTAATTCTTCAAGCTCGGCAATTTGCGACTTTATACCTTTCTCAGTTTGTTCTCGGGCTATTTTTTCCTGTTCCAGGGCTTTAATTGTCTTAATCTTCTCCTTTAAGGCTGCTATAACGGCTTCCCTTTCTTTCCCTGAACTAAAATATGAATATTGAGCTAAGGATAATTTTTTCTCCGCTTCTTCTATAGTGGTAACTGAATCGACCCACTCTTTAGCTAGTTTTGCAACTCTTTCAGCTTCTGCATCTATTTCTTTTTGTTTGGACCGTTGTCCTGAAATTACACTTCCTGCCGCTTGCGCTCCCCCAAACACAGCTCCAGTAGGCCCCAAAACAGGCCCCAAGATAGCCCCTATCGTACCGCTGCCCATAAGAACTTTCCATGATTTACCGGATTTGATGAGGTCACTCATTGCCCTTGTGATAGATGTTAGAGTGTCGGTAATAATGTTGCCGGAGCTCTTCACTATTCCAGAATCACCAATCGCTACCATAAAATCCTTCCAAGCAGCCCCTAATTTCTGCGTTTTTACAGCCGATGTTTCGATAGCATCACCGCCTTTTTGCATTTCTTCTTTGATGATATTGCCTACAGCTTTAGCCATATCACCTGTTTTCGCAAGCTCTTCCCGCAGTCGTACCGTAGAAATACTCAGGTTATCCAAGATTAAAGGAGACTTTCGACCAATTCCAAGCACAAGAGAGTTTACGAGATAATCAACACTCTCCCCGGTTTCAATTGCTCTATCTGTAGCAAATTTTAGAAAAGTTGCGAGTTCTTCGAGAGGGATTCTGAAATTACTTGCCCTTACAGCGGTTTGCATTAATTGAAGCTCATCGGTAGTCCCTCGGGTGGCTTCTTTCAGGTCATTTAGCAAGCCCGGCCTATTGAGCCTTGAGAAGGCATTGTAAACCCCCTGAGCCTGCCCGGCCAGCTTGTAGGCTTCTTTGGTGAATTGTACAATCTTATCGACCGTAAATGCCCCGGCAATCGCTCCTCCGATTTTCCCTACAGCACCTTTGAAAGAGGATAATTGACCCTCGCTTTGTTTGATACCTTTGCTGAACTCATCCGATTTCAGTCCGAGGCGGACAAATATGCTACCTATGATGCTCATTTGATATGTCCTTCGTAAACGTTATATCCACAAGACCGGAAAAAATCAGCCTCATGCCGGGTCATTCTGGTCGGCTGAATGTTCTTTTTGATGTTAGCCTCATTTGGAAGAATATACAGGTCTGTTTCTTTGCGGGGCTTGTGCTCTTTCTTGATGTACGGATTGCCTACAATCATGTGAAAGAGTATCTTTCGCAGCATTCCCTGTTGCAGGCTGATTTCATCTATGTAGGCCTTGCGCCGTATTAAATACTCGCGATAAGTCACATAGTAAACCTGCGGATAGGTCATTTTGCACTGACCGATCAGGAAAGATTCTATTTCCCAAACATCCGGCTCAAAAGGCTCTTTTTTTTTACCTTTTCCACTTCGGTGGGCTCGTGATCGCCTTTATGGTTGCCGTCCGTTAACGTCTGAACGATATAGGGGATTAGCAGATAAAACTCCTTTCTGTTTTCTGTGGCCCATAAATCCACATCCAGCAATGAAGGGGAGTAATCATCTTCCAGTCCACAAACTATGGCGTTTTTGAGGGCCGCATAAATGATCTTAACAAACTCGCAGAGTGCCGACATTTGCGACTGAAGGTCTTCACCTTCGGCATTCGTGCTTAGTTCGACCTTCATTCCTTCGTTTTCAAGGACACGCCATAAAAAAACGCTGAAAAGGGCTTTCCTGGGCCTACCGCATATTTCTATTTCACGGACCGGATTCATTACGCTGCGGCTGTTTTCTCGACAATCTCCAGCTCTCCGTCTCCGGTCAGAGACATGGAGCAAGTCATCAGCTCATTAGAGGCTGCTGAAATGTCAATTCCAGAAATCCGGACATACCCCTTAAAGGCAATGTCGCCCTCTTCACTGATCTTGCCGATGATTACCTGTGTTCGAGTATCCCCCGAAATAAGTTTTTGAACGAGCTTAAATCCGGGGTCTTCTTTGACCTGGGTGTAATGGAATTCCTCGGACGCCGTCCACCCTTTCACACCGTCGATGAATTGGGCCCAATTCACACGTTTGTCTGTTGAATCGATGCTCTCGTTGCTGATCGACAGGCTGACGTTGTTTTCGGTCGGGATCGGCGTGTTGGTGCTCTCTTCAATGAGGTAGAGCCGAAAATTGTTGCCGAGTATTTTGTTTTCTGAGGTAATAACAGGTGTTGCCATGATTTAATCTTTTTGAGTTAAAAGGATTCTGAATCTTTGTAATTGTCTGTATATCGTTTCGGTGTCTGTTAGCTCAATAGCCTGCGTACATGTTTCAGGAATAAGTCCGTCTTTGTAGAAAAAGTCCACTTCCAGCTCGTCGAGTTTATTCCGGAGGTTTTCAAGTATATTTAGTGATAGCATGGGGGAATCGGACTTGGTAATAACATCCAGCAAAAAAGTGCAGTTGTAATCTCGGTCTCCCTTTTCGGCCCCTTCTTCCATCTCCACCCCCGACACTTCAACTCTCGGAAACACATCAAATCCATCCGTATCGTACCCTGCATCCTTGATTAGAGCAACCAATGCGATTTGAAGGTATTTAATGGGTAGCTTTTTCATTTTCCGTAAGACTGAATCGTTTTGTCGATTTCCTGTTTGACCAGTGAGAGGGTTTTGGTTTCATTCGACCGGAGAGCAGGGTGAAGAAATGGCTTGGCGGGGGTTCCTCTTTTACCAATACTTTTTGCAATCGCAATAGCCGCCGATGTAGCCTGCTTCCAGTAATTACTAACCTTGTGCGTTTTGCGTGTTTTCAAGCTTGTGTAAGCATACCTTGCTCCGCTCGACCGTTTCCGGCCGCTTTTGGTGTATGTTGCAGCAATGCCCCTTTTATGAACCCATTGAAGTATGGGTTCATAGGGGGGTATTTTCCCTGCCTTTCTTCCGAACTCAACAAAAAAAGCCTGAATGACATTGTAGATCACGTCCACATACCGCCCCGACATGTTGGGTTTGGTCTTTCCTGAGTTTATAAGCTGTGCCGTAGCAATAGAATCGTGTGCTTTGATATTGCGTTGAGAATCCCCCAGCACATTTACCGCAGAAGACTTTATGCCGCGCATAGCTGCACTCTGAACTACCTTGTCGAATGACTTAATCCGTTTTCGGCAGTCTGCATACGATCGCATGTCCAACTCTACAACAATATCATTCATCTTTTCTGCTTCCGGTTATCACCACCTCATCTCCTACATTGGTAGCATCGTAGTTAATTCGGCTGTGTATGGTGATTTCATTAAGTTTATTGAGCATCGTATTGGATAATACCTGTCCGGCTGTAAAAGAATATCCTTCCCGATGGATAAACATCCGGTCGAAAGCAAAGCCAGGTTTTCGCATTCTAACCTCTACGCTGTTTATAATCCCTACCTGCTCATATTGCAACGCCCTATACCCACTCAAATCGTTAATAGAGCAAGGGATAGTACCCATAAATTCGAATGAGTTGACCTTCTTGCCGAATGGGTCTGCTCCCTGCTGCCTGCGAAATAGATCAGCCTTGCTGCTGTAACTTCTGGCTTGTATCTGATTGCTCCGTATCATAACATTCTATAAGGAAGATATCTGGACATTACGATATTGAAAGAGTTGTTATCGTCGTTTCCGTCAAACAAAAGCCCTGTATAGGCTAAAACAGCAGCCTTATACCTGTTTGCGTCTTCCGCTTCTCCTGTTTTGTAGGTACATATAAAAGAGGAGGCAGTATCTATATAGACGATATCCTGAAGCACTTTATACTGAAGCTGCAATCCATCATAATCATTGATGGAAACAACTTCGATTACGGGAGGGTAAAAAAGCTTTTGGTTGTCAGTAGCAAGGTCCTGAGACAGTTTCCACGTGGTTGGACGCAGAGAAATGTTGCAATAGTCCTCTACGGCGGCAATAGCGGCATCAAGCATGACTTGCAGCTCGTCGTCGCGTTCATTACCGATTAGGTGAATGTAGCTCTTTACCTCATCGATGGTAATTTTAGAATCTCCCGTCTCAATCCTTGCCACTGTAACCATAATGCTACTCGACTTTTTTGTAGTACCCTTTCTTTATCATCATTTGGGCAATTGCACAAGGTTTAAGGAACACTTCCCCGACCCGAATGCCACAATGCTCTTTGATGACTTCAACCCGAATATTTACAGGTGTTTTAGATTTTCTCCCTTCTGTAGCGGGACGAGCTCTCGTTTGGCGTCCTTGCTGGGATTTATTTTCATAAGGTGTCTTGTCCATAACTACGCTGCTTCTGAAGCTGTTTTTGTGATCGAAGCCAGGGCAGCGTCGATGTCGGCGACATAGATAAGACCTTTCTTGTTTTCGGTCTCGACGAGAACCTGCGCACGAAGGAACATCACCATCGTGTATTGATCCTTCGAGAGGTCGTCATCCTCCTGTCCGATTTTGATGATAGGGTTACGTTTGAAATAGACCTCCGCCAGACCGGATTCCATTGCGAACAATTCAGATGTTCCGATAGCAGGGGTTTCGATCACACGCATTCCGGCCATCAGCTTCGTCCCATCGGTCAGGGTGTTGATGATGTAATTTCCATCCGGACTTTTCGTGTGGGCGTATTTGTATGCCGTCACAGGATTCATGTAGATTACATTGAGGTCATAGCTGCCCTGATCGCTATTCGCTTTCGATGCGTCCACAATACTACCCTGTACGCGCATAGCATCGGCCAAATCTCCGATATTCGCACTATCTACAGCGTTTTTCAGGCCTGCCTTAGTGGCATCGAATGCCGTTGCAGCGCCTTTGAGGCCGTAAATGTGATTCGGGTTTGATGAATCGTCTCCATTGCCGGAAAAAATCTCCCGGTCCAGGAACAGCATGCCTTTGGTCATCATCTGGTTGCTGATGCGGGAGGCGATGTATGAAGCATCTTCAAACATTTCCTCCGTCACTTTGATGCGGGCGCTCGCTTTAGCCATCTCGCGGTAGCGTTCCACGGCACTTACCTCGTCCAGATTGGCGTTTTTTTGACCCTCTCCGACGTAGCCCACTTTCGATGTGTACGACCCTTCGATGTAGCCGATTCGGTTTTTGTCCTGCCCGACGCTCCCCTGCATGAGATTAGGAAGAAATGCAAGATTGCGGTCGCGCGGGAAGCTTACACCCGGCAACATCATAGTTCTCGTCACATCCACGGTGAGATCGGACGTAGAGGCTTTGATTTCGTAACTCTTGCCGCCCTTGGATTCGAAAGCCTTGTTCTTGAGGTCGGCTTTGAACTCTTCCGAGGCGATCAGATTCGCCACTGCCTGCACGATGGTCTGCTCTTTTGTTTCAGTTTTGATGCCGTCGATTTTCTTTGTCAGAACATTGAGCCCAGACTGCAACTTTTGAATGTTCGCATTGGCCTGCTCGACCGCTTCTTTGGCTGCTTTGATTTCCGCCTCTTTTGCCTCTGTTGATTTGATCAGCTCAGCGAGTTTGGTTTCTGAATTTTTTGCGGCTTCCTGCGCCGCTTTGATTTCCGCTTCGATTCGCGTAACTTTTTCTTCCGGTGTCTCCATGTTATAAGTGTTTGATAATTCGTGTGTAATATTCTTCTTTGGTTATAGCGTACAATTCGGACAAGTCTTTATCCGGCATCGCCTTGATGTTGTGTGCTGTAAATTCGGATTTCCGCTCAGACGATATTACTGAAGCTTGTGAGTTTGCAGCCCGACTAACAATAGAAATCTCTATTAGGTCCACCTCTTTCAGGTAGCGTATGCCGTTTATTTCGTCGCTTTCAAGGGTGATATACCCTATAGACAATTCGAACAACTCGCCATCTTCAATTTGAATAGCAAGGTCTTTCCCCTTGGTTGTGCGCGATGTGCGAAATTCGACAAACAACCCCTTGTCGTCCTCGGCGATGTCTATAATTTTACCGCGAACATCTTTTATATCGTGCTGGTAGCACAACTTCACCCTGCGACCGTTATCTCCCGATATAGAATTAATGAAAGCTCCTTTAACAACTATATCGTTGTAGCTGTCTTCATGTCCGAAAGTGGAAGCATAGGCTTTTACGTACAAATGCTCACCCTCTCGCCGTATGTCCTCGGCTTTAAATTCTAAGCTTTTATATTCAATATTGCCCATATTAAAGTCATAATGGGCTCATACGATTACTCGCACAAGCCCATCGATTTGTTGTTTGCGTTCATGGAATTTGGTTTGCATCTTTACAAACATTAGCTCTACCACAAAAATAGGATGCTATTGGGCCGATTTTACATGATTTTCACCCAATTATCGGGAGTTAATCAGAGGATTTGTGTATGACCCCACATTTGCACCCGATTTTGACTGTATTTTTGTCAAAACAAGATATATGAAAGCTAAAGCGTGGTTAATATTAAAAGCAGTCAAACTGTGGTTGGCTGTAGCTTTATTATGGTTGATTGCTGCAATATTGTTTGTAGCACACGTCGCCATAGGGATAATAAAGCTAATCTTCATAATCACTCTATTCCCCCTGACATGGGTAGTATATGTGCTGGACCGGAATATTTACAACAGGATAAAAATCCAGTTAGAAGAGCTTCTGCCTTAATTCAGCAATCCTATTAACTCTTCTTTCACCTTTTCAAATATGGGCTGCGGTAGCTCCATTTCAAGGTCTTTCAATAGTTCCTTGATCTTCTTTTCCCGTTCCAATGCCTTGCATGTCGGGCACTTTTCTCTACAATCACACATAATCAATGGTTTTTGCATTTGCAATCACAGCAAATGAATTTGTGTATATCCTTCCATAGGGTAGAATTCATATCACCTGTCAAATAGGCGACTTCCTCCCCTCCCATGTTAAGACCGAAGGTCTCCGCAATATCGTCTACCATGTGCCGCATTTCGTGCTCGAAAGAGCTTAAAAACTGAGCCTGGGAAGAGTGCAGCCCGATAACCATTACCGTGCACTTTAGCCTCTTATTGGAGTAAGTGAACCCGGTATCCATGTCGCATTTCACAAGGTTGCTATAAACCCTGTCCCGGATGTCGTCGGGGCACTCCACATCTGCGAGACTATCCATAATCTCGTCCACATGGTAGCAAGTCACCGCGAAGAAAATATCCAACCTCCAGTCATACTTTTTTATGTGAATGGCGCTCCTTTCCATAGGTATCGTTCCACTTTCTTTCGATCATCCTTCTCTGCTTTCTCGGAATGCCGGACTTATCGAGATTCGACACAAACCCGGCAACTTTATTAAAGTCCCTTTCCGGCATATCGCTTAATACCTGCATCGGATTTTGCCCGGCAAGCATCTTGAGTACATATTTGAACATAGCTTTAGGCTTTTTTATCCGGAAAAATCAGGATACACAAAACATCGCTTTCCTGTGATCCGTTTTCCAGGAATTCCAATACCTTATTGGCGGTATTCATCAATTCCACACCATCGTTGGTTGTGGTTTGCGCTACTTCTATAGCGAATTTTCTGAGTTCTATGCTGTCCATAGCAAATAGTATTTTAAGGAAAAGGGGCGCTTCACTTCCAAAGCGCCCCCGCCGGTTACAGAAACTCCTCCCACATCAAAGGTTCACCTTTGGCGATACAGTCGGCATAGTACCTTGTAAGGGCAATGCCATCCTCCCCGTCCGGGTCGTCAATGTACGCCTTGATATATTGAAGGATTTGCGCCTCCGTGGAAAGGGGTTTAGGGTAGAAATCCGAATAGGCCATATTGGCCACGTACATACAGTCATGTCCCTTAGCTTTCTCAATGGTTACCCCATTGCGCTCCAAGAGCTCCTTGACCTGTTCGTGCGTCCAATGATGCGACGTACCATCCGCATTCTTCATGCGTTTGGGATTGGTCGCATACTCTGCGAGCTTCGGAGAAAAATGCCACCCGTAATGCGACAAATACTCCCTCATTCCTTCCGGAATGCGCTCATAAGTATCCAGCCTGTCCATAGCCTACCTGCGTCTGTACCGGGAATACGGGCCCGTTCCACGAACACCGCGACGTTCGCCGTAATCATCGTCGTCGTCATCGTCTTCTTTCCACGGTTCACGCATGCCGTAACCTCCGCGACCCGATCCGGAATAACCGCCACGTTCACCGTAACGGCCTCCTTCCATCTCTTCGCGCATGTCTTTACGACCTTTGCGATATGCTTTTTCAAGCATCTCGTCCATCTGCTCGTCGTCCCCACTGAAACCCCGAGCGATGCCAATTGCATTCCATCCCATAGTTTATTTGGTTTTTGTTGTTTCAGGTTTGAGAAGGCTCTTTATGTCGTTCAGACTAGGAACAGCCTTCATTAGGTTTTTGATCTCTGTCAACTCGCTGTTCAACCTCTTGATTTCCTCGTCCTGCTCCCTCGTTTTTGCATAGGACGGATCGAGGTCTTTGAGTATTTGATCGTAAGCCGACAAATTGGCCTTGTGCCGGTCGAAAGAATTGATTATGTCCGAGCTCTCCTTCTGACCCGCCGTGATGGCTGGCATAAGCCCCTCGCGCGTCATGGAAACCGTAAGACCTCCTTTGGATTCTACATCCATGTTGGCTCTTACACCCCACGATTCGTTGTTATCGAGCACAATATTGATGTATTGCTGCTGGAATGGGGTTAGCTGTCCCGGAGTGGGCTGCGGATAGTAAGGCATTCCCACCTCTTTGACCGTGGCCACATAAAACTTCGGCGTTTCCCTCGTATCGAGAACATATACGGAGCTTCCTTTTTTCAAATTCTGAAACATGGTTTTTGATTTTTGGGAAAGCGCAGGGGGATTGCTCCCCCATTGCTTTCTGTTTGTTATTGTTTAGACGATTCCGGTCATAATCTGCAACGTGTTGGTCGCCCGATCAAACCAGAATTCGTAAACGCCCGTTCCGGGCAAGTCGGCAACTGTCAGGGCTTCACCATTGAATTTGGTTACAGCTTGAGTTGCTCCGTTCGTCGAGAAAACAATAGGCAGAGTGCCGGTCGTTCCCGTCGGAATGGATTGCGCGATATTTACGAATACGGTTCCACGGTACCACGAATTCACGAAAGCATGATTCTGGAATGAAAACACCACATTGTCGGTGTTCACTGTCACGGACACCGACTCAATAGCCGCCGACCCGCGACGATTCACAAGGGTGAAAGGATATACTGCCATAGCAACCTCCTTTCTCTTTTAACCCCAGAATCCGTTGCCGAAACCGTTCAGGCCGAAACCTAAGCCATACTGTGCAGCCACGCACGTAGGCACACCGACGATGGGGCTGTAGGGTACTGTGGCCGTCTCCGGCAATTTGCATTTGATTCCGTTGACATCGTTTTGCAGGTTGTTGACAGCGGCGACAATCGGAGTGGTAGCCTGCCCGATCATCTGACTGAAGGCAGCCGTCTGATGCTCCTGAGACAGTTGGTTGAGCAGCGTCGAGTTGCGTTCGCGCAGTGCGTCGATTTTGTCCTGAAGCGCCTGGGTCTGCATCTGGTCGAGTTTGCCGATGATGGCGTTGGTGTTGGCCGTTCCTGCATCGCGCAAAGCGAGCGTGTTCTGATTCGCCGTGTTAACCAGCGTGTTGGTTTGGTTGCAAACGGCAAGCTGGCTTTCATAGCCCTGGCGTTCGATAGCCGTGCGGACATTGCAGCAGCATTCTGCAAGCTGCGACGATAGTTGACAGTTGCCGGCCTGAATCGAGTTGATGATCTGCTGTGCCGATAGACCTTGCTGTCCGGCCAGCGTGCTGATCTGGGTTGCCAAGGCATTGATACCAGAGGTTACCTGCCCGATGGAGCAATTGAGTGTCGATGCCAGTTGTGAAACATCGAGACCATTACGCTGGAGTGTAGACATAATGAGCTCGAGCGATGAGTCGTTTGCCAGCATGTTCAGCGGAAGACCACCGCCTTTGTTGCCTCCGAAACCACCACCGAAGCCGTTATTACCCCAAGCCCCCATCAGAATGAAGAGCAGCAAAATGGCGAAAAAGTCGTTGCCATTACCGAAGCCGCCTCCCTGACGATTTCCCATCATTGCGAAGACGGCATTCGGATCGAGCCCACGGTTCTGCATCAGGGCCGGAAGCATAGAGGTAATGCTGGAATTGCCACTGTCACCGAACATGAAAATATCTTTGTCCATAAACTTTGAAATTGATTGGTTGACACCCACTAACGTAGAGCGTTTCACGATAAGCTTATGGAACAAAACTAACAAGGTGCCTCCCCACGGGAAAACACCTTGCAAATACTTTGTAATATTAAGAGTTACAGGTTTTTACATGTAAGGATTAAATGGTTCCATTGCCAATTTTAACTGCTTCAGAGTATTTGATTGTTCGCCTTAAAAGCTTGGGCTTTATTACACTTCTTGAAATTTTACTCCAAATACTTTGTTTTGATTTTCCTGCTATTTTCGCTGCCTGGTCATAGGTAACATCCACATCCAATAGCGCCATTAATACCCTCTTCGCTCCGTCTAAGTCATCCTCTGACAGATGCTCGAAGCAACCGTCATCTATCATGTCGGCTAGCTGTCTAAGTATGTCTGACGTTTTACCCATCACACAACATTATAAACTACTGAACACATACAATTGATTAGATTTCCCGCAGAGGCTCCAAAGCGTATATCTCTCGGATATTCCATTTTCTCACCTTCCGGATAAAAATATTCTTGTTGACCAACGGTAACGCCATCCATAACCTGATGTCCGGGACGGGTGTTGTGACCGCTTATCATCCACGTCTTAGTGTATTCAACACCTAATGAATCTATGGATAATTGTCTGGCCACGGATGAGCAGGCCAATGATTCGAATTGCACAATCCTGCGAACTTGCCACAATTCAGCCGTATTCCATTTTTTTACAACAACATCCCTCATATTGCGTGTCACGGTTTCGATGCTTTGCCCCTCATGCTGCATTAAGGTAACATACTCTTGTACCTGCTTAACAATCCACTCCTTTAAAGTGCCTGACACCATGCTTATTTTCGTCCCGGAATATTGTTCTATAAAATCATATAATCCTCTCTCCCATCCAATACTCCGATCATTCTTCTGGCCGATCTTTTCTCGAAATTCATCACCTGCCACTTGAGGCCCAATGTTTAAATATAGTTTGCGAAAGAACGAAGCAAGGTACTGTTCTCTAACTTGAATAAGATCAGGTACAAGGTTTACAGGCAGTCCCAACAAAGCACTCATAACCTTTTTCACCTCCTTCGATCTTTCTGCTGCCAGAATTTTTTCATACGGACCCGACATTCGAATAACCTTGATTATTCGGTTTAATCCTTGTTGTCGTTTGGCAGGAGTTATTTTCATATATACACCTTATTCAGGTTATTGCTTAGGCGGTATATGCTCCGTACTTCCGGATACGGTACTATTGTCGTCGCCAGACAAATATTGTTCTGAAACTAAACTTTCCGTAGGTTTCCCTGGCATCACATTTATAGGGAAAATAGGCTCATTGGCCCATGATTCATCAATTGTATCGAGCTCTAAAAGCTTAGCCCGGTCGTTATATGATCGGTATGATTTGTCATAGGCGTTCAGCATCTCTGTAACGTCCTTTTTTAGCTCGTCAATTTTATCCGTATTAATAATCCAATGTTCGCCATTCTCAAAGCGACAAAACTTGGTATACTTCTCCAAAAAGTCCTCCGCATAAGGAATTCCAATGTTTTCGATGAGAATTTTTTTTGCGGCAGCCTGGTTGTCATAAGTAGTCTCGCTCTTATATAGGGCATAAGGATACCCGTACACAAAGCACAGTGCAGATACAGCAGAATCGGAGCTATCCAGTAATGCCAGATTTACAGGCGTGTCACCCAACAGATGAACATCTATAGGAGACCTCATATAAGAGATGTGCCGACCGTCCCTGCGTTGGTTCAAATCTTCTTCTGTGTTTTGTTTGGCAATTTCAGTGGGGCCGCCGTGGGTGATATCTTCTTTAGGGGTAACAATGGCAGACACTCCACCTTGTTGGATGGTTGTATTCTGCCTTTTCAGACCGTTATCGATAATGTAAGTTAACTTGGCTGCTGATACCAGAGGGGATAGTCCATAATTGGTGGTAACATCGGGATTGTAATCCCGGCTAAACATTACATTTTTAGGGGTAAGCTCTGAATTGAGGGTTAAATTTGATGATAGCGTAAACCCGCTTATGGGAGTAAATGGACCGCCTCTCACAATGAATACTTCTTGGGATGGCATTATATACTGACTAATGAATTGACCTGATTTGAGACCAACCCCCTCCATGCCGTAAACAAAAGCATCCCCCAAAACAAGCTTGTTGATTGCCCATGCTTTTATGAATTCCTTTTGGCTTTCTAGGTCATTGGGGTTTCTCAGAAGATCAATAGACCAATGCGAATCAATAACATTGTTGTCTTTATCATTTAGCTCTGCATACCTGACAGCCTTTGCAATAGCATCTGCGCACCTGTTAACAATAGAGAACACAGCATAGTTTTGTTCGTAAATTCGAACCAATGAATGCCTGTCAACCTTGGGGAAGTCAATAAGGCGTGAATTCATGTAAATACTCTCGTTAAGCTGTCGGAAGTATTCATTGTCCTTGTTTGTTTTATCAGGAAAGTACCCCTTTCGCTCAACCTGCTTTTTTCGCCCCCAAAACTTTATCATACTCATATCCATTTCGTGTTAAGTGTGTAAAAATCCCATAGCGAGCCCCATCCATAGCATGATTGAAGGCATCCATAGGCTCGTTATCCAATGTGCCGTCTTTTTTTACCAGCCATTTGTAGTTCTTCTGTTCATTATGAATGTTAGATGATTCAGATGTGTAATAGATGTTGAAATACTGGACAAATTGAATCTGATTAACCACCGATCCTGCACCCTTGATAGCAGGATAAGCAGATATCCCGTATTGCCGCAATTCCGCAATAGACTTCTGCTCTGCGGAATCACAATACACCTCTGTTAGACAATGATCTATTGAATTTATTTGTTTTAACAGGGATTGGTAGTATGGGGAAAGGCCGATAGCTTTTAATGCCACGGATAACTCATCTCTGTTTACTTCCGATCCATCGATATAGATACGCTCATGATGATAAGCAATAGAATGCGAGCCATCGTTAAATAATTCTGTTTTTTTATTGCGATAATCCTGCTTTATTAAATTGGCGATATCGGCATTTTGGAGCCCTTTTAGATAGGCAACTTCATGCAAATAAATACTGTTGCTCCTTTTGTCGAAACATATACGAATAATGGCCGTTGGATCATTCACAAATCCAAAATCAACCCCATACCAAGTGTATAGATCGGAAGGATAGGATGTGATTCTGCACCAATTTTTATAGATTACGCCCTCTGCCATCTTCAAGGGCATTCCCATAAAAATATGCTCGTATTTTTCCGGGTCTTTTTCTTTAACGCCTTCGGCTACACGTAAAAATGATTCGTCAAGATTTTCGATGTTATCCAGGTAGGTAGTGTGAATGTAGGTGCAATCATCATGCACCCCATTAAAGTTAAATGGAACTCCCCTGTCTATAAAGAACCTACGAATAATAAAATGCTCTTCGTCAGGAGCATTTAAGATAACTATAACATGAATGTCTGCGTTTTTCTTTCGAATCGAAAGGTCGATCTTATCGAAAATAGTCTCATCGGTTAATTCTTCCGCCTCATCCAGTACCCATCGGGTTACTCCGGATATAGATTTTAATGATGCCGTTTGGTTGCCGGAAGATGTTCTGATTCCACGAAACAATATACCACTGCCAGTTTGCTTGTTTACGACTGAAGCTTTCGTTTTATAAAAAATAGGCGCATAATTCATTAATTCGACCTTTTCCCAGAACTCGGGAATAATCGATATTTCCGCGCTCGTCATCGTGTAACGAGTGAATAATGTAAGCTGGTTAGGATTGAAAGTATTGCAAACCTCGTTCGTTGATTCGGCATGTGATTTAGCAGACCCTCGCCCACCCATGACGATACAGTACCTTGTTGTCAGATTAAACAAGGGCGCGTATTTGCGACTGTACGTTATTTCCGTTACGGGATTACTGTGCATCATCACACAGAAGGTTTAACCAGCCTACTTAAAATTAATCTGAGGCGGCTGGATGTTTATATTCATATTTTGTGTAACCGAAGATTTTTGGTCGTATCCAAGCATTTCTGAGATGCTGTCCAACGACTTCTGCTTATCGTAAAGACGAATCTTGACCCACTCTTCTTCGATGGGCTCCCCTTCTTTAGTATACCTTATCGTTTTTTTTGTTTCAACACTCTGGATGCACGCTTTCTCTTCGTCGGATAGCTCCTGAAAGTCTTTTAACTCCATCCATCCGTTCCGAAGTCGGGAAAAGTTTGAAAAGGCGATCTTTTGATGCTCTCGTATGATTTGGAGGGCTGATATACCTGCGGCTTCTGCAAGGTTGTTTTTGAGGTAATCTATCCTTTGGGTAACCTTTGGGTCGTCCATTAAAATTGAAGCAGCGTTCCAAATAGCATTATCGCTCATTTTCGAGCAGTTATATGCAAAGCGGTAAGCCTCGGATGCATTGCCGCATTCGAGGTATTTCAGGACGAATTTTTCTTGCTTTATCGTTAATTTAGGCATGTCACATGAAAAATATATTACCGCCTAAAACCTTAATCACCCTAGATAAAACATCGATCTTCACGGTCTTTCCATTTTCTATATTTTTGACGGTAGACCAATCAACACCACTCTGTTTGGCAAGTTCGTATGTAGACAAGCCCTTTTCACGCCTCTTTTTTGAGACGTATTGAGAAACTTTTGACTTGGTGTCGATCACACTTTTTGTTAGTTCATGCTCCGTCACAATTCCCATATAGTGTGTTTTTACAAAAATAGTTTGTTTATAAGGGCATTTTACCTGTTTTGAGGGCAACTATCGGAATTTCACCCGATAATTACTTTGCAATATCACGTACACAGCGAAGCAAAAAGCGAGCGCTGATGTCGTCATGGTACACATTATAATTATCGGGATCGAAGCTCAAGACATGAGCTTGCGAACTGCCGTACGCCACCAACCAGATCGACGAGGACCAGTAGAAACCGCAACGGTCCATATATGCACCCCCCTCGTCATAATGACCGCAGGCCGGAAGGAAAATAGACCCCTTGTGATCCGTGTTATGATTCCCACCGAACCACCTGCCTTTTAGTTTCTCATCCCATGTTGAACTAAGATCACATAAATCCTCCCATTCGTCTGCGGTCGGTAAGCGCTTACCCTGTTTTTGGGCGGCTTCCATTGCCTCTGTCCAAGTGAAATAATGATGACCATCCTTTTCAGTACCACCTACCGAGATATTATCTTTATCCCAAAGCAAACCGCAAAGCTCAATCGAATCATTATCCTGTGAGGTGAAAACGGGCGGATCTACTTCGATCACGATAGTATGCGAATCCCCATCTTTGGAGTTGTAGAGCATCTTATGAATCTGGTCTAATTCAAACTCTAAAGGGCTGCTGTCATAGACGCGCTTTAGATTTCCATTGGTGACAATAAAGCCGTTCGATACTTTTTCTATTGAGATAATCTTTTTCATCATTCTACTTTTAGTCCAATTTCAACCGCATTTATTACTGTTTTCCCTATAGGGTTCGTCTACCTTTAGAACAATTTGCCATCTTGCGAAATACGGGATCGGCATCGTATTTATCCCTATAGGCTGTAAGATAATGCGTCAATGTTGAATGATTCCTGTTTATCGCGTTAGCTATTTCGATATACGTCAGGTTCCACCGCCTTAATTCGTATGCGAGAATGATTCTTGCCCGAACGAGCGGACAGTACCTGCTTTTACTCCTAATCTCTTCGAGGGAAAATCCGGTTACCGCTTCAACCTTTCGGGCAACTTCATTAATGATAGTCTCAGTAATCATCTCAACTCACATTTGTTAAAATCCACCGTCAACCGGTAAAATCCCAGCACATCCGAGCCGATCAGCCCTCTTACGTTCTTTCCGGTAGCCCGTCGTAGACTGGTCATGTCCTGTACCGCGAAGCTGGCCGAATACGGGATGCTGTCGAGCGTAAACGGGATTCTTCCGGTGGTCTTTAGAGGGATCGAGGTTCCGTCTACGCCGATTACCTCTAAGCCGGTAGCCATGTAGTAGATTTTCGCTTCGTCACAGAGCTTTTTATCCAGCATGGATGTAGACGATCCGGTGTCTATTAAGAATAGCTCCCTTTGGCCGTTTATCGTGGCATAGACGAAGGGAACACGGTCGAAGATGATCTTGCCCGGCTTGGTCTTGTTGAGCTCACAGGCGGCAAGAATCACGGCTATAAAGGCAAGAAGAAAATAAAGTAAGGTCCTTTTCATATTTCAGGTTTTTGTTATATTTGCATTGCCAAATTTCATATTGGCTTTGGGTTAGTAGTAAATAGGTAGGAGGGTGAGGCGGACACCCTCCGTTTTTATTTTTCGCCTTTCGGCAGTTTCTTTTTCTCAATTTTCACTTTCAACCTCTGGAAGTTCCGCAACTCCCGAATAGCCCCGTCTATGGCCTTGCCGATCTCGATGGGATTGGGTTGCTCTATATCCGCTCCGCGTCTCCACTTCTGGAAATTGTGAAGCTGGTTAATGATCTCCTTGACTTTCATTTTTCTTTGTTTTCGGGCTCTACTTTAAATTCCGGATCATCTTTCAGCAAGGCCCAGCACTCCGGACAAATAGGACACCCGTTCCGGTCATAGTGCATTTGATCGTTCGGCAATTCTTTCTCACAGTTCTCGCAGCGATCAAACCACGTGTATTGGTCTTTACTCATCATTTTTCGTTTTAGGTTTTTCTATTTCTTCAATCGTCACCCACACAGGGCGGCAGGTGTAACCTTGTTTCTCATACTTAGGCCAATCAATGGAATGTATATGTCTACCAAAAGGCCAAAATGCATTCTTTAAAAAAGACTCTTGACTATTGTAAATTTGAGTGCGTGTAGTCCAGACAATCAAATCCCCTTCCGGATCAAACACCGCCCACATTTTGATTGTTGTGCTCATCGCTAATATTCTCCTTTCTCCATCCGCTTGGACAGTCTGTTAATTTTACGGGCAATGATCTTTGGAATGTCCTCGTAAGCGTAACTGATATAAACCAATTGCTCGACACAGATCAGTACATCAGCCATCTCTTCCAGTAGGTTGTTTCGGGTTGCGCCACTTGGCTTCCGGTCGTGTTTTCGAATGGCTTGGATCAGTTCGGCACATTCTTCTATGACCATATTGATTTGCGCTGGTGCTCCAAATTTTTCGAGAGCCTGAATCAGTACCTTTTGTTGACTTTCATTTGTCCACATCGCTAACCCTCCAATGCTTTTTCAATCAACTTTCTGTTTTCCGAGTACTGAATCGCGAAGTCAGCGTACCTACTATCCCCGGTGTGCGTGTTGTCCAGGTCTTTGAGTAGATCGTTGGTTTTCTGCAAGGCTTCCAGTAGTTCCGGGGCGGCGGCGATAAGACGAACATTCGCATCGATAATGTCTTGATCTTCCCAGCCCCGTAAGCCATCATGTTTGCCATCGTGAACGACTGCTACTATATTGCCCCCTCTTACTACCCAGCGATCATTGCCTTTATAGGTTTTCCACTTTCCTGGCGTGCCTTTAAATTTCGGTTTCATCTTCTTCTCCTGTTATGCCCGAAGGCGGGTTAATCATCAAATACTTCAAGCATTCCTATTGCAAGCATAAAAAGCCCACTTATTGTTCCGACGAGGCACAAAAAACCAAACCAAAATTTCATGCCTTCTGAGACTTCGACGGTTGACTGTTGGCCGAGGAAATAACTGCACACAAGCGCCAAAGCACCAATAACAATCAATAAAATCGGTTTCATCTTCTTACTCCTGTTATGCCCGAAGGCGGGTTACACATGCATAAATTCCAATTCACAAAACAAATCGCATGAAGGAATCACCTCGGAAGGAAAATCACCACGATTTGGGTCGAGAGTATCGAGAAAAAGAGGTACGGTCTTACCGTTTACAGTCTCCTTCAAACACGCATGACCGATCTTTCTTTCAAGTGCCGCCATCCGTCTGAAAGACTCCGGATAGTCAACCCGTATTTTATTCCAATAGCCCATACCTCCCTTAACACAGCCGATGCAGTTGTTATTCCTATAGCCTAAACGATACATCAGCGGCATTCCGATTCCTCTTTGTTCAAGCATGTACGCGGCATTTTCTTTGGTAATTCCTTTTTCTATCAGCGGAAACAGCGGTTTAGTGATCGGGTTTTGTTCTGCGAAACGCTGTGCCCGTTTTTCCTCTCCCGAATCAAAGCCCCATACCTGACCATCCCATTCTCCAAGTGAATCCTGAAGATCGTAACGGACTTTCTTTTTAAGCTCGTAAGTGCAAGCAGCTCCAGTAGGACCGTTAACAAACCGCTTTTTCTCGATCACATCGAAATGATCGGCGTATTGGGCGCTATGTAGTATGTGAATCGATTGACCGTACCATTTTTCACACTCTTTCAGAAATCGTAAACTGTCGGGGTCTTGGGAGCCTGTATCTATGTAATACAACTCCACATCCTGATACATGGAGAGTGCGATTTTGCATGCTACTGCCGACGTTACGCCACAACTAAACCAACCTATTATCATCTTCTTACTCCTTTACTCGTTCGATGGGACGCCAGTGAGTGTAGAAATTTTGTACAGCATAAGGTTTGATGCGTTCTTTCAACTGCCATCCACGGATTAAATCTATATGGCAATCAGTATCTTTTGTGAGAATCAGAGTGTCGTCATCTGGTAGTTCATCCTCCACGCTGATCCATCGATATGCCTTTTCCATGCCTCTGCGGTATCCGAAAGCGTCACCAGCGAGGAAAGCGGGTTCTAAGGCTTCAGTAAGAGTGTGCATAACACCGGCATCGTAATTATCTTCTTCGTAGTTGACACTTAAATCAGAGTCATTCAGAACGTTCTGCATATACTCTCTGGCCGCTTCTTGGGGTGTTTTCATCTCTCTTTATTTTTGAAGTATTCGACAATCTCTTCGGCGGTGGCTTTGCGGGGTTTTGTCCTATACATCATATGCCACGCGACCATATCAGCTTTATTTGTTGGGCACAACTCAAAGTGATACCCATCCGTAAACCACTGTTCCCGATCGTTCTCGTCATTCATCGCCGCCAGGGCTTTGAACAGCTCGGTGTTTTCGCCGCAGTCGATATAGCCTTTTGAAACCATCTCTGACTGTGTGACGGGGGATTCAAACGCGCATAATAGACAACCCGATGTAACATCTACATACAACACGTTAGATTCAAGACCCCGCATAAGAAATTTATATCCAATCCCTTCCAGCCACTCGATCAACTCTTTTCGCTTCTCCGGATTCTCAACCCGGACAAAGCACGGGGTAGTGAAGGTCATTGATTGTTGAGTTTTTGAATGAGTAATCCTCGTAATTTGCACTTAACATTATCAAAATCCTGTACACATTCAGCCGTCATAAATTCCGTAAAATCCAGACTGTCAAACGCGCATACCGCTCTTTCTTTCAGCTTCTCCATCTCCTTCCTCTGGTCGTCGATTACCTTGCGGGCCAACTCTTCGCGTTTCTTGGATTCCTCCAACTCTGTGCGGTAGCGGGTAATTTCCTCTTCTGCGTCTTGCTCGGCAAGCTCGACGACCTCGGCAAATAGACGGCAATATTCTTTTACTACATCGACCTCATTTTGGGTTACAAAACCTGCCGTAAATTTCTGACGGTATCTCTCGATTGCTTCCTTTGCTCGTTTGCTTTTCATTTCCCATTCTTTTCTGCCCTCGATAGGGCTTCCTGTTTAATCTTGTTGATCTGCTTGCGTGTCACCTGAAATACCCCCCCCCCCGAAAGGTGCTGCAACTCCTTGACTTTCCCTGCGGGGATTTCGTCGATAAATTCACCGGTGCGATGGCTGTAAAGGGTTACCATTTCCGGATTGATCGTTTGGTTGATTTCGACTTTCATGGCGGTAGGTTTTAAGTTTTGCGTATCTGTCTTTCGGCGTATCCCCGATGTGGATTAATCCTGCGTCTTCCAGTCTTTCGAGCTCTTCGACCATCTCGAACCAACTGATCGAAAGTTTGTCGTAGATGCTCCGGAAAACAATGTTCAGCGGTTCGATTCTCTTCTCTTTTCGCTCGGCGGTCAGTTGTTCGATAGCTTCAAGGACGGTCATTTCTCTTTGCTTTTGAAGTAGTCTAACAGGTCATCCAAACTCATCAGGAGGGTAAATCTTTCCTTGTCGTGACATCTGGTGTCGGCAACTTCGGAACAGGTGTAGTTATCTTTCATCGCTATTTCTTGACAAAACCCCGTTGTATGGCTTCGTGGTTACGCGCTTTTTCGCGCTTCTCTTTGAGAATAAAATCCCGGCTGGCGTAAGAGTTGAAAGTGTTGATCGCGCTGCGGCAGCGCTTGGTGGCTCCCTTGTTGCACATGTCGGTCAGAATGCGGATTACATCCTCGTCGTCCATGCGCTCGACAATCGCCTGAGCCTGGCGCAAGGTGATCGGAAACTCCATCAACTGAACCGAGGGTGTATGGGTCTCGATCCACCGCAGCATATCCTGGGCTTTCTGCGAAACTTCACGCGCGCGCGTTTTGTCTTTACCAGAAAAAAACTGTGTGTGTGCTTTCTTTACATTCTTTACATTCTTGTTTGTGCTTTTCTGCGGATTTTCTGCCGGCTTTCTGTCGGCTTTCTGCTGATCTTCTGTTGTATCGTCTGCTGCACTTTCTGTTGTATCGTCTGATTGGTATGCGTCGTAATTAACTATTGAAATAGTGTTTATTACATTGGATTTCTGTTGTACTATCTGCCGATCTTTTTCGAGCTCATTTAAATACCGTTTTACTTTAGTTCTCGACCACTTCCACCGGGTTGCCAATGTTTCCTGTGCAATGGCCGTGTCGCCTCGTTTTATCTCGACTTTGTTCCCACGCACATACATGTTCATCCCTTTGTGGTTGGCGAGCATAAGCAGGTCGATCCATGCCATAACCCGGGTAAACGGCTCACTGAAATAATCCGGATGCTCTATGATCTGACGGTGAAGTTTTATCCAGCCTTCCATTACAATCCTTTTTGCTCTTTAAGCCTTTTAACCTCCTGCTGATAGTGCTTTATTAGCACCGTATATTCGGTCGGCCCGATTTTACTGATGTTGTGTCTTTTGATGTCCAAATAGGAAATAACCTTATCCCCGTACTTCTCGATAAGACCGTGATTATATCCGATCATATTGCCTTCGTCGAACCTATTACAACTCCTGCATTGTAGATTCACGTTCTTTTCATCGAACCGCAGGCTCATGTGTTTCCGGTTGACATAATGACCTGCATCCGCATCCTTCCAGAAAACTACTTTTCCGCACGAAATACAACGTCCGTAACCGTTGCTGTCGGAATCCCTCAATCGGACATATTCGCTGAAAATTCGGTCTAATTTGGCCTTGTAATTCATTAGTAACCCCTCCCATCCAATCTAACCTGCTCCTTTACGAAACTTATCTGCGTCCTGAGATTATCAGATTGATGTTTGCAGGTGGCGTTGATCCGGTCCAACCACTTGACTAACCTGTTTTCATGCCGGCAGCAACTCGTCAGGTATTTGTTGGCTACTGTGGCCGCCATGCAATCGATTCGATCTTTGTTTTCCTCGAAAGCCCTATTGATGGCTTCCTCCTGCAGGAAAACAGCCTCGGCAAGCATCTCACCGGATCGGGCCATGTAGACGTTGAGAGTGGATAGCCGGTCGAGCAAGACATTGATTTCACCGGAATAAGGGGCGTTGAGATACTGCTGTATATCGTGGGCTTCCCTGCAAAGCGGTTCGAGCCTGCCAGCCATTGTTTCGGGCAGTAACTCCCCATTGTACTCCACCAGAATATCATCCATCATGCGATCATTTTTAAAAGTTTACTCTTGATCTCTTCTTTGTACTTATTGGCCTTTTCAAGCTGTTTCAGGCAAAAATCGATGAAAGGCTCATCCCGTTCTACCCGAAGGATTTTAAGAGCCAAATCCGGATTATGAACCCTCGGATCGTATGCTATGAAATCACACCATTTTCGACTTGTCACAATCAGGTTCCCCTGAATCTGGGTGTAATACTTCCGGTTCAGTTTCTTCAAATCCTCCTGCGTTTCCAATAGGAGGTACTCTACATAATTTTTCCCGCTGTAAGGACACTTGATCTCAATGATTCCATCTTCACCTACCAATCCATCCGGGGAACCGCCGAAATATTCGTTATAGCGTATGAAGCCGCACAAATCGACTTTATTACCCGTTCTGGCTTCATACTGCATTCGGGCCTCGTCTTCATACTGCTGCCCCCATTTGACCTCTTTGTTGTTGAGTTCCTTGTAATCGAGGATTGTTCCGTTGGTGATCTGCTCGGATACTTTGTCGTAAACGTAATCCTTACTCGATTCGGAAAGTTTGCCGGCTTCCTTGTTGGCTTTACTTTTGGGCTCGGAGAGGAGATCGTCCAGCTCCGAGCTCGTAAACATTTCCAATCTGCCCGAATACCATTCAGGAGTTCTCTGTAGCTGTTCCATGCTCTTTGGCTATATCTTTCAAACCGAAAGCGTTGTTTGCGATCTGCTGCTCGGCAAAGCTCTTTTCCTCCGGTTCGTCTTTTCTTCCCAGGGCCTTGCTGAGTAATTCGTCGTACTTGGCTTTGTCGATATGACCCCTTAAAAGCGCGTCTTTGGCCTCTTGCTCGGTGGAAATCTCTTTCACATCCGGAACCTCCACAACATTGGGATTATCCATGTAGTCGGCCCCGTTTACCCGGATTACAGCCTGATCGCTAATGACAGCGGATTGCATCTCTACCGACATCGGGGCGTATTTCGACAGTAAAAGTTTTAGGACGGTCTTTTTGGCCATCGCATCAAAATCCGTAGCCCATTTACTGTTATTCCTGATATACTCTTTTGATGAAGAATAAGTTTGTGAGTACTTTTTTGCGTGAGCATCAATCTGCTCGACGCTGCTGTAAGACATCTTTTCAAATCCGTTTGTCAATCGGAAGTAGGCTACATAGCCGATAGTCGGAAGCTGATCCCGGTCAGGAAGTTTTTTAAACTTGATTTCTCCGGTTACAAGGTCTTCATCCAGATATTCGCCTTCCTTGACTTCTGCAACGTTAATAGTCTGAAATTGACCTGAACGGATGGCTAATTGAACAAAACCCTTATATCCAATCTGAAATTGAGCTTCTGTCTTGTTTTCTCGGTTGTTCCTGTAAGGGATGACATAGGCAAAACCGAGATTTGGATCTAAGGGAAGATCGAGCGCTGTGGCTTTAATGCCTGCATACATGACGCTCAACGGGTCGCACTCCTGTAAATTCTTGTTGTTTGCCACAAGAGCAGTTAAGTTATTTACAAAACTGCTCCGCTTCTCTCCGAGCACCTGACTCAGATAATTCTGTGTCCGTGGGTCGGTGATCTTTTGATTGAAGGCTTGGAAATTGCTCATAACGTTATATTTTTTGAGGTTTGAGGGAGATTGTGGTCTCCTTTGAGGACAGGGCCGGTTCTGCCCCGGCGACAGCTTTGAATCTTACCCGCGAGAAAGGGTATCTGTCGGCTTCGTTTGTGTTGGCCCTGTCTTGCTGTACATCTCAAGGGCGCACTCCCCGCATCATTGCCTGCCACTTATCCGGGCGTCCCCGGTGGCTGCCTGTCCAATGCCGGTCTTTCCCGACAGTCCGTCTTTTATTTGGTATTTATCCTATTTTTTATAGCTACCTTAACCTTTTCTGAGATAGGGAGATTGTGGACTGCCTGATTGCACTTTTGATGGGCCAGAACCATGTTGGAAAGATCGTTTTTACCTCCACAACTCAGGGCGATCAGGTGCTCAACAGTAATATCGTCCCCCATCTCATTTCCACAATAGAAGCAACAGGTGCCATCGCGTTCAATCAACCGTGCTTTCTCTTTCTTATAGCCAGGGTACCGACCTGTTTTTATTGGCGCTCCATTCCACTTTCCGCCTGCCCGGAATGCCCTAATCGCTTCATCCGTGAACCTGCCATTTGTTCGTCCAGTGTTATACAGCACCCCTGTTTCCTTGCCTTTAAACCGGAGAATTTCATATTGGTTTGTCGGAGGCAATATTTCGCATCCCCTCTGAGCCAGCCAGATTTTGAACTTTTCAACGTCCATATTAATTTACTTTTGTTGTGGACAGGGCAGGATTCGAACCTGCAATGAGTGCTTACGGTAAGCGTCTTTTACACACTCATTAATGCTGCTCGCCTTGTTCGGCATACTTACCACATGTATTAGCGTCTACCAATTCCGCCACCTGTCCAAATTGCCCGTCTTTCCGGGCTGTCAGCAGACCTTTTAACAGCGCGGATTCTCCTTCGTCATAATCGCTTTCTGCGCTATAATCGCTGTCGAGGGTTCCCCACACCTTCCCGGAACTGTCCCCGTCTGTCCGGGATAGGTCGTCTGCCGGCCTCTGGGTATGATGTTTACTGATTCCAAAACATTTCGTTAAAACTCGGTTCTCCAAAACCATCGATCTTCGTCCCTTTAGCGGGAAGCGGGGATTCACAGTAATAGGTTTTATATCGTGCGACTATTTTACCGTCCTGGTCTTTGCGAGCATTCCAAAACCATTTTATCGCCATCCCATCCTTTTTCAATCTTGATATGATTTTGCGAAAATCCACAGTCTGGGCCATCCGGTTACCTTGTGCGGTCGTCAGCCTGATACCCGATAATAGGGCCGCTTTGATCTTCTTTTGGGGTTCCGCTAAATAGTCCATAATACTGTCATTTTAAACCGAACTTGATTTTTATCACTTCGACAATAGCCATGTATTGCCTTTCGAATTCATTCCCTCGATGTGTCTCTTTGATTTGTTTCTCAAACTCTTCAATAGACCCCCGGAAGCATCCGCAGGTGATTTCAATTTTCCCTGATTTGGTTTTGTAGGAATGGGTGTGGCGATTAGCAGACCCGAAACAATCAAATCCACAATGTTCATTATCGTTTGACACCCGAGCATCGCCGAACACCCGGGCATCGCCGAACACCCGGGCATCGCCGAACACCCGAGCATCGCCGAACACCCGGGCATAGCCGAACACCCGGGCATAGCCGGACACCCGAGCATAGCCGGACACCTGAGCATTGCCGGACACCTGAGCATTGCCGGACACCTGAGCATCGCCGAACACCCGGGCATAGCCGGACACCCGAGCATAGCCGGACACCTGAGCATTGCCGGACACCTGAGCATTGCCGGACACCCAAGCATCGCCGGACACCCGAGCATCGCCGAACACCCGAGCATCGCCGAACACCTGAGCATCGCCGAACACCCGGGCATAGCCGGACACCCGAGCATAGCCGGACACCTGAGCATTGCCGGACACCTGAGCATTGCCGGACACCCAAGCATCGCCGGACACCCGAGCATCGCCGAACACCCGAGCATCGCCGAACACCCAAGCATCGCCGTACACCTGAGCATCGCCGAACACCTGAGCATCGCCGAACACCTGAGCATCGCCGAACACCTGAGCATCGCCGTACACCTGAGCATTGCCGGACACCTGAGCATCGCCGTACACCCGAGCATCGCCGGACACCCGAGCATAGCCGGACACCCAAGCATCGCCGTACAGGTTATCTTCTTTTTCAATATACCCTCCAAGATCACCGATGTCGGCATACTTGATTTTACGCGTACATTTGATTTGGAATAACTTAGCGCCGAATGCATTGATTATAAATTTGTCCGTTAACTCGAAATGCTTGTCCATAATATTGAGTGTTTTGATTTGTCCTTTAAAAACTCCGCGATACTCCCGTAGGGCGGAGGGGTGACCCGGATTGCCGTCCGGATCGTAAAAATGGCTGCTAACCTAAACCAACATTACTAACCTAACCTGCTTTACGGTAGCAGGAACCGTGTGTTATCATTTCACTCCATTTGAAGTCCGTTAAAACCTCTTCGTCTCTCGTGTTTAGGTGGTATTCCCACCATACCGGTGTTATGTCAATAATCTGATTCGTATACAGGTCACGGTCAATAATCACGGTAACATCAAGAGTGGAATAGAAGTCATCGGTATCATATTCGACTTTTCCATTATAGAAGAACTTGTCATCGATAGCCTTCAGTAACCTCCCATAGACCTCTGCATATATTTCAGGTGTGATATGCTTTTTCATAGCTTCTCAATTTTGCACCCCTTAGCGGACTCGAACCGCTACCTGCTCACACGCGCACAAAAACATCTTCAGTCAAGCAATAACCAGTTATGCGTGTTCGCCGTCTCTCTCCCGTTAGACTAAAGGGGTGGAATATTACAATTTGTCGAGGTACTCTTTGATCGCCTCTTTATCCTCATCGCTGACTTCGTCAGAAAGAGCCATCCGGGAAAGGTTTGCCCTCAGTGGATTCAAAGCTGAATCCGGAGCAGGGCCGGGTGTGATGATAAATTCGTCGTTCATGGCTTTGTAGGTTTACTGTTTTGCTTCAAGAATAGGTAAGCTGGCTTCGGTAGGAATGTAGATCACCTTATTCGCAGATAGATTTTGCTGGCGCACCCACAGATACTGAATGTAAGTAGGCGTTATGCTACCGTTTTCGATCTTTATAGCTTCGGCAGCACCTTTAGCACGTTCAATCTCTGCCTGGGCGTTGAGTTTCTCGGCTTCAAGATTAGCCTTAGCTTCCTCGATCTTGATGCGTCGGTTTTGTTCGGCTTTGGCAAATTCAGCTTTGCCGCTCATTTCTTGCTGCCATACGGCGTAGCGAGGGAATCCGACCATGCAAAGCACAATAATAAACACCATAAGTGCTGCAATTCCAGTAAAATTCAATACGTTTCTCATAACCTTTTTATTAGTGATTTCTTCTTAACTCAGAGAAGTCTAACTTGAGTGCAACAGAGCCCCGGATATAGGTGCGGCTATCTGTGCTGTCAGGATGTTTGGGAATAGCACCCGAATCAACATAAGCCTTGACTGTCCGTGGGTCTACACTTTGTAGCGAAGCGACTGTGTGCAAACTAAGGAGGGCCCCATAAAATTTTTCTGCGTTTACACTGTTTGCGCGTAAATCGTTGAGCTCTTTTTTTAGCTGGCGGTTTTCTATTTCCAAATCGGCCACATAAGCCGCTATACCCGATGCAGAATAGTCCATAATCTTTATCCTATGAAACAATTACACTTGTTATACTGATCGTTCTCGCTTCCTCTCGTCCTCTGCCTCGGCGGCAAATCGTTTCGATCTCCCTACCCCGCCGTACTTCTCTGTAGGTTTCACTTTGGTAGATCATTTCATTCGGAATAAAAGCCAGTAGAATAATTCCAGCCATAATTCCTTTCGCATCCCATGTGCGGATAAATTCGGGGAGCTGTGCGCCGCTTTTAATGCAGTAGTACCAGGCCACAAGCGCCGAAGTGTTATGAGGAATACCGAGCTTATCGAAAATCTTGTTTTTGGTGTTCTTGAAGGTCGAGTAAGCTTTATTTAAGTAGTAAGCCGCCTCTTTGTCCGAACGTCCCGTAGCAATCGTTTCGATCATCCGGTATTCGTTAGCTGTCAGCACTTCCTTTCCGTTCATACTCCCTGACCACTTTACCGACGTAAGCGTCCGTTACCTTCAAAATCTCTGCAATCGCCATGTATGTTCCGCGCGGAGCAACCCCGTTGTTTTCAGTTTTAGCCTGCTCGTAAAGCTCGATTGCCCTGGCTTTCTTTTTGGCCCACTTTTGTTGGTTTTTTGTCAAGACCCGTCTTTGTGGTATCATATTATGTGGTTTTGTGATTTTGTACTTATCTTGCTATATTCGTGTCTACTAAATTGATTCACTCATGCTTATTACGCCAAAACTTAAAGATGATTTGTTGAGCAACCTGGTGGATAGAGACCTTAGTAAAGGATTGATTCCCGAAAATGAATGCCTTTCATTTGGTATTGATCCTTGCGTGTATGTTGCTATACTCGAGCAATTTGAAGACATGCATTTTTTATCTTTGAGTAAAACCAAAGGTTGCATTTTCATTGATGTTAAGGTTTACATGCATGATTTCGTTCGGCGTGGCGGTTTTGTTGCGCAGGAAGAACTCTTAAAAGCCAATATTGAAAAGTTAGGCTATGAAATAGATCTTCTTTGCAAACACCTTTCTACGCCAGAATTTCTTGAAAAAGTCAAGACACTTTCGGTTATCGGCTCCAACATTCTTTCCTCTCTCGCCTTTTTTCGGTAATCCCAACATCGACATCTCGAATTGCCTTACCGGATCGTCAAAATTGTTCATGAGCATCGACCTTGTTTGCTTAACACGGTAGAATAACTCACCATTTTCATCGGTTACCTCGTACTCCACATAAGACTTGTGCATGCTGGACGCGCTGTCTGTTTCGTAGTAGTTTATCGATATGATGAATTTGGTTGACTGTGCTAATGTTTCCATATTGATGTGTATAATCAACTGTTTATTTGCCGTTAATAAGCCTTCGGTACTTTTTTCCTATTTGTTTGTTTGACCTTTATTGTTTACTTTGTATTGTCAAATGATTGTTTGATTTGTTTTGTTAATGCAAATATAGAGATTTCTCTGCAATAAGCAAATTATTTACAGAGATTTTTATAAATATTTTTCTTGACAAATATTTTATGTCTGTAAAACAGAGACTTATAGAATTCATAAAGCAAGAAGGATTGAGTCAGTCGAGGTTTGAAAAGGCCGTCGGTTTCTCTAATGGCTATGTAAATAATATATCCAAAGGAATTGGAGCTGACAAATTACAGAGGATTACAGAGAAATTCCCTTATCTAAATGCAGGTTGGCTACTAACTGGTAAAGGTGAAATGTTAAAGGCGAATACTATACAAGAAAGAACCGAATTACCTATTAACCCTAATGTTGAACCTATAAACAATGAGAGTATGTTAAACAGGGCTTTTGATGCATTGGAACGCAGAGATGTGGAATATGCAAAACAGGGTGAGCGAATTGACAGATTAATTGCATTGATGGAAATTGCAATGGGGGTCAAACAAGAGATGATCGACGAAACCGTCGAAAAAAAGAGAGCTATGTAGTAGGTCAAAAAGACTCATTTACAACAATAAAGGACGGATGATGTCTCTGTCCAAGAATTTAGGCAAGAAATAACCAATATAACGGCATCATGTTTTGGTGCCGTTTGTTGTATAAATCTCCTTTTTATTATGAAAACGACTTATGTATTGAGTGTAATTGTTTGTGGGTTATTATTTGTTTCGTGCGCACCACTCAAGTATTCAGAGGAAGTTTACTCCATGGATTTTAGAAAGTATTCCGAGCAAGGATTTGTCATTACCCCTACTGATAATATTAACAGAGAATATGTCTCTTTATTGAATGTTGAAATGGTATTTACGTCTGGATTTACCGATTCAGAAGAAAAATTTGTCGAAAGACGAGGCTTTTCTCAGTCAGAAATAAAAGATGATTTATATAGAGATAGAAATACATCGAGGGTTAAAAAGACACAGGATGATAATTGGTTTATGCCTACTTATGAATACATGCTTGACCAATTTGTTCAATATGCCAAATCGATGGGAGCGGATGCTATTGTTGACTTTAAAATGATCGTTAATGGAGATCGTGTAAACGGAGTATTAGTAAATAAGAAATGGCATCCTGTTAACGTAATTTTAAGTGGATTTGCCATTAAAATTTTGGATTAACAGACAATGAGGTATTTTAAAATTATATTACTGGTAATCACTTTAATATATACAAATAGGGCCATTGCAGAGGTGCGCCCCGGCGTAAAGATCGGCCTTAATACTTCAGGTGTTAATTCCTATGACACCAAAATAAGCTGTCATGCGGGTGTTTTTGTGAATATTGATTTAAATAAATCCTTTCGTTTTTCCCCGGAAGTGTTGTATTCACGAGAGGGTTTTGAAGCTGGCTATCCTGACGTTAATAGGATTAGATTGAATTACATGCGAATACCTTTTATGTTTCAATATGTTATATCTAAGGATATTCCAATAGGATTTGAACTTGGGCCTCAGATAGGGGTTTTGTTGAATGCTTGTCAAAAATCCGACGAAGGAAAAACTAATTTAAATAATTGTAGAGATTTTGATTGTGGGCTGGTTGCAGGCTTGCTTGTTGATTTGAATAAGTTTATCGTTCAAATAAGGTATTGCCAAGGCATAACCACGATTATTTCTAATACTAACTATCGAAATAACAATATACAAGCATCATTGGGTTTTAGATTTTAATAGTATATTTGCCTTATCCTCATTTTAAGGCAACAGATACTTTAGCGGCTCTACACCCCCGTGCTGGAGTGTTAATGCACCCACTGCCTGCCTTAAGGTGAAGGATAACGGGACAGGTAGAGCCGTTTTTCAATTCTACCTTGCATAAGTATCCTTCTATGCAAACCAACTTCACAGCCTCCGATGTTACGGAGCGCCTCATCAGGGACAAGGTCTTTAGATGGGAACTACTTGAAGCCATCATCAAAAACAGGCAAATCAACAGATGGCTTAAAGAGGTGGTAGGTCAATTCTTCGACCTACTCAAAGAACGAAAAGCCGCACAAATGCGGTAGGAAGAGAAAAGCCATCGATTTCGATGGCTTTTTACATACAAAAACTATCTGCTAATTATTTAGCTACATAGAATGTAGTTTTCGTGGAAATATCAGATACTTTCTGCGCATTTGTGGATTCTCTTTGACAAATCGAATAAGGCATTACGCAAGGTCTCCTTCTCCGCCTCGTTAAAATCATCGGGCTTGCCGTTATTCATTCCATCCATTTTATGATAAAGCCATGACCGGGACTTCTCAAAATAACGCTCTGAGATTTTAGCCCAAGACACATCCAGCAGAATATCGGACATTTTCTGCTTCACCGTTTCACGGTTTTGTTTTACAATAATTTCCATGTCATTTTCCGTTATGTAGTATTGCAATTGTAATACACTTTTGTGTATTATCCAAAGAATTTCATAAAGAATAGCAGCGAAAAACCGAAATCCTGCATTATATTTGTATTGTTTTAATCCAGTTTTAACTATGAGTAAGCCTTCGACTATATCTGGCAGCATGCAAATCGGAAATAAAAAAGTAACCGTAAAATTAGCTCTTCTTCTCTTTAAAGACGGAGGGGTTAATATTGCCTACTGCCCAGCTGTAAACGTTTACGGATACGGAAACACTTCCACCGAAGCCAGCAAGTCATTTGAGGTATGCTTGGAGGAATTTTTTACATATACCCTGCGCAAGAAAACGCTGGTAAAGGAATTGGAAAATTTAGGTTGGCGGATTAAAAAAGAACATAAATTTTATCCTCCCGAGTTTTCATCCCTGTTGGATAAAAACAAAACATTGCACAAAATACTGAATACCCGTAATTTCACAAAAATAGATCAGGATTTCACTATTCCGGCCTTTTCATAGATGGTACGCCTACACAACGTTTCCTTAAAAATATTTCGGGGATTCCTGGAGGAAAAAGGGTTGAAATGCATCAGGAATAAAGGAGGACACGAGGTTTGGTCTAGGTCTGATTTACGGCGTCCGGTAGTTCTGCAATCCCATATTGATCCTATTCCTGAATTTATTGTCAAAAACAACCTTAGAACAATAGGTGCTACAATCTCGGATCTTTTGCGGTACATGGGGTCATGAAACGGGTTTACTTGAAAAAAGGATGATTTAGCAACATCTCCGCATTCTCTTCTGCTGACACCTTGATATATTTAAGAAAGGTTGATTCTTTTTTATGACCGGTGATCTTCATTATGGCTATAGGCGGAACGCCGGATTTGTAGGCATTGGTCGCAAATGACCTCCGCGCGGTATGGGTGGTTACGAGATCGCATTTGGGGATCGGATGCTGCTCCTTGCGCCCTCCGATAATTTTGGTCACAAGAACTTCATCTGTTATTCCTGCCATTCTGGCTAACTCCTTAACTCGCATATTGGCGTGTTGATCTGACATCCTCAAACTACATCCTTTGCTCAAAATTTCCCGGACAATCGGATGTAATGGAATGACCACATCCACTCCTGTTTTTTGTGTAGTTATGCGGATTAAATCTCCATCAACATTGGCTGCTTCAAGCCTTGACAGGTCTGAAATCCGAAGTCCGGTATAGGCACCCACCAAAAATATATCGCGGGCTAAATTCAAGCTTTTCTGTTTGCGCTCTGCTTTTTCGCTGGACGGAATATCAAAAAAACAGCCCACAACCTCAGCGGTTAAATCAAGTTTATATATTTTAGTCAATTCGGATTCTGATAGATAGACATTATATACATCGTTTTGAATAGCCGTAAAATCCTTGTGTCGGAATCCCTCGCACGATATGCCATCATTCACTGCTTCCCGGCATACAGTCTTTATCGTTTTGGCTATCATGCCGAAATAGTTGTCGGAATACCCTAAACGCAGAAACCACCGGCGAAGATCGTTGTACAGGTCCATACCGATCATTCCAAAATCCAGCCTCCTACCCTTCCCTTTCTGATATTCCTTTAGCTTATTAAGGCAGGTAATGTAGCCCTTTATGGTATTAGGGCTTCTGATAACTCGATTATTATCGATGAAGCGCTCGAAATAATCGGTAAATAAAATAGGAGTGTTGTCCTCTTGATTAGTATAATGAATGCTATCGAAATACTCCCAGAATTGCGCTTTTGAGGGCGGCATTTTCCACTCCTTGAAATGTGCAATGGTTTTCATGGCAGACACCTCCCAGCGGTCTAAAACGCTATTTACATCGTTTCCTTGTCTAAAATCTCGAACAACTTTGCATCTCGCTTTTTCCTGGTTCCAATAAACGACAGGCGTTGATTCTCCCGTAGATTTTTTGTAATATTGTCCACGGAACGAAATGTAAAGCACTATTGAACTTCGTGACTTGCTCTTGTCTTTTAGTAGAAATGTGGCGGCCATAAGGGGGAGTGAATTAGGGAGTGAAAAGTTGAAGATTTATAGTTTGCTTATTCTGCAAATTTAACCCTTTCGTCCATATAATCAAATATAATGCAGATTTATACGGGAGGTTATATGCAATATAAATACTCCCTTACAGAGTAC